TCTAATTGAAGGATGTGCTTGTGCTATACGGGTTAGTGTTATTTTATCCATTTACTTCTTCTGTTATTACTTCTTTTTTATCATCATCATCACTAATGAATGCTTTTAAATCTTTTTTAACACCATTTGCTTGTTTCATCCACCTCTTTAATGTGGTCAAGATTGATTCTTTATAGTGTTTTTGATAGGTTTCATTTACACTAATCATTTCATTTGTTATAAATAACATTGTTATTATTTTGGTAACCAGTAATTTAACACCTAAGATAACGTCTCCACCTAAAATGATTTGGTCAATACCAAAACTAGCCAAAATAGCTGTAGTATAAAAAGCAATTTTAACCGCAAAGTTAAAAAACTTATGTGAATAAAACCATTGTTTGTTAGGTTTACGGTGTGCTCTAGCATAAATAAGGGCACAAAATGTATCAATCATTATGAATAAACCTACCAGGTAAATAAATGGAGTTATTGGTAATAATATTGCAAATAGGCTGGCAGCAAAGCCAAAGAATAGTGTTTTCATTATGTGTGTATATTTTTTATTGTTATTCATTTTAGATGAAGTAAAGGCCAGTGCCCTCTTGGTAATCTCCACCATTGTTATTTTTATTACATCTGTTTGTTAAAGTTGAATCGTAATTTAATTCATTATTAAAAGCTGGAAATAACTCATAATTGTCCACCAGATAATCGATAATTTCATTTTGATGCAGTATTGCTTTTTGGATGTAATGGTCGCTTAGCTTCCATATAACACGGTCCTCTGGGGCAACTGAATTATCACCAGATTGTGTTTGCACTCCTTTATTCTTTAATTGATATGTAAGGCTAATAACACCCTCAGCAGCAACTCTCCATCCAATTGAATATTGCATCTTTTCAACTAGGATTTCTTCATTTTGATTTAGAGTTTGATTGTTGTATTTAACCAATAAATCATCAAAGAAATAAGTACCTAAAATTGGTTTAATGAATGACTTTGCAGCAACTTGAACAAGTGGAGTATAACCTAATGCATCAATATTCTCAGCAAACATTGCATTTTCTTGTAAGAATGTTTGTGTAACGAAGTAAGTATAGTTTGGAATCATTATAGTATAGTTTTATCTTTAAGTTCACCTTCAATTAGTTGAAAGTCATTTATTTTTATTTGTCCTGGTACATTTGCAATTGCTAAAAGTTCATTCATAAAATCTTCAATGTCATTTCTTAGCGGCATTACAACATTCTTTTCGAAAATTGAATATGCAATTGGTAACTCAGCACCACTACCTAATTTACCAGGTACTCTAACTCCCATAATCATTGCATCAATTTGATGACTAAAACACATTTCAGCTTTTGCATTCTCAATTGTCTCTGTAAATAACTTATCGTTGTTATTGATTGGTATTGCAGTAAGTGTTGGTACCTCATCTGGGTTGTTTACAACCATTGCTAGTACACGCCCGCTCTCTTGGGAACCCTTTGCATTATCAATTTGTTCTTTAAATTGTTTTGCTTCTTTATCAGAACCAAATTTCTTCACCATTGTAAGCATAAATGAAGGAAAAATACTATTGATAATTGAAGACTTTTGTAATAAAGGAATCTCTGCACTTAAATAAGCTGAATTGAATGATGATGTATATGATGGAATTGGATAAATATCTTGTCCAGCATCACCAACAAGAGAATACTCATATAAAGATTCGCCAATGATTGTTGAATCATAAGCTTTTAGGTATGTTTTATGACCACCACTAGCCCAATCATCACAAATGGTAAACAAGGTAAGATTTGTATTATTTCTTACTTTTTCTGGACCAATTCTTTTAAATGATACTTCACCATTTTCTTTTTTATTTACAATGATACAAATACGATTATGCATAACAAAATCTTTTGTAATTTGTTTTACCAGTTTTTTTAGTTTGTTTTTCTTTTCGAAAATTAATTGTGTAACCAAGTCTTTTCCTACATTTGTATTGTTTATGAAGCTATAACCACCACCAGCAACTGCGTTGGTTTTAAAGTTGATAATAGCACCATTCAATGGAGATTGGTGATATAATTGGTTAATGATTTGCGGAAATAAGTTATCGTTTCCAAATCTTACAAATTGCTCGTTACTATAACCTTTGATATAAGGTAGAGATAAATCACCTTTACCAATCTTACCAAATGGAGTACTGAAAGCCATACCATTATTTTGATATGGTTGTACTTCTACTTGTGTTTGTTTTTTTGATGTAAAAATATTAAATAAATTCATTATCTATAAATTGATTTTGTTGTTGTTATTGTTTCAGCAGCTACTACCATTCTTCCTTCTTCAATTATTCTTCCAGTTGTTGCACTTAGTTGAATAGTACTACCAGTGCTTTCAAATACTTTATATTCGTATTGTCCAGGAATAAGTGATAAAGCTACATTTGTACCACCACTAGTACTACCAGTTGATGATTCGATTAAATTAAATAGATTATACCTATTTTGACTACCACTCAAATCATCACTTGTCCAATAAATAAAAGGTGAATTAATTTGATATTCATTTTTAAATTGAAATAGATAATAAGGTGTAAGCAAACTAGATGATTCATCTAACGTAAGCACTACTTTATTTAATTGATTTTTTTTGATGTAAATCATATCTTTTTTTATTATTGTATTTTAAAAAAATTAAATAAAAAAGGAGAGTATTTAGCTCTCCAATTTTAAATTTAATAATGATTATTATTAGGCAATTAATGCTGGCATAATACCAGGTGCTACAAAGTAAGGTCTTTGATTAAGCTCTGCCGTAAACACAAGTGTGTAGTTGGTACCATCAGCTCTAGCTGTTCCAGAATTCTCACTTCCACTTGCTAATTGTGCAAAATCAAAATGAGTATAAGTACCATCAGCACCCAATGCAATAATTGTAAGGAATCTCTGTCCTTCACCAAGAATTTGTAATGAACGAGATTTGACACCCTCACGTCTGTTTAATGTAATGTTGATTGTTGCTTTATAGTTACCATTTCCAGTAACCAAATCTTCAACGTGTTCAACAGTGAAATTTCCTACGTTTCTTTTGAAATCAACAGTAGCGAATTTAGTGTTTCCTGGATTTGGAACGATTGCAGTAATGGTATTACTTGACAAAGTGATTGTCAAACCAGTAGCAGCGATATTTTCTTGGTCCATTATATATAAAGCTGTTATACCACCAATGTTGTTTGGTTCGCAACTAGCTTTAGATAATGATTGTAAAGTTGTACAAGGCATATTATATATTTTTTATTTTTTATGTTATTATTTTATAATAAAAAAGGAGAGGATTAACCCTCCCCTTAGTTTATTTATTTGGATTATTATTATTGATTAACCTAAGTTATAAGTAACAATCTCTGGTGCATTAACGAAATCAACACTCCATTTTAAATCTGTAATAGTTCTGATTAATCTATCTCCAGTAGTTTCTTTCATATTGATGGTAACAATCTCTGCATAATCACCAACTAAGTCAGTAGCGTAGATGAAGTTATCCATCAAAGAGATTACAAATCTTGATTGAGTCATTCCTTGTGCAACAATCATTTTAATACCCAAGAACATTAATGGATTAGCATCAGTTAAAGCGAATAACGCTGGGTTACCAGTTGATGTAGCCAATGCGATTTGATAAGCTTGTGCAACGTTTGGAGCAACATACATAACTAATTCAGCTTGTCTAAATTTGATAGCGTCTGGTAACAAAGCAACAGCTTTAGTTAACTCAGCAACAACGTTTGCAGATGTAATAGCTGAAACTGGAGTAGGAGTAACAATAACACCAGGTGCGTTAGCTAATTTTAATTTTTTCTCTAAACCATCACATAATGAAGTTTGTCCAGTAGTTGCGATATCACCTCTCCAAGTTAATACCTCTAATTGGTTAGCAACAGAAGCAGCTAAACGCTCGTAGTACACGTCCATAAATTGTGCTGGACCAAAATCATTTGCGTTAGAACCAGCTCTCATCCATTCAGAAATAAATGAAGATTCCAAGGTGTACTGACAGAATTCTGTGTTAACAGATAATCCACATACTGAGATAGTTTTAGCAGACAATGCAGCACCAACTCCAGTAAAGTTACAGTTTTCAGCGCTTAATACGTTACCGAATTCTAAAGAAGCTACAGCTACTTTATCTTTTACGTTAACAAATGTACGGAAATAATTGAATGAACCAGAATCCAATAATGCTTTTTTGAAGAATTCTTGTGGGTTTGTTTGGTAAAGTGCTGATGCGTTTACGTTCAAATCAGCGAATAAATATTTTTTTGCCATTTTTAATTTGTTTTATTTTTTTTTATTTTATTATTATTGTAATATGTTATTTTTTTTATTATTTTTTAAGAAAACGTTGAATACTATCCAATGCATTACCTCTAGAGTTAGCTGAGAATTTTAATTCTGATTTGATAGCACCTTCTTCAATTACTTCTTCAGTTACTTCTTCAGCTTTAATATCAGCAATCATTTGATAGATTTCTTTTAACTTTTCATCCACTTCTTCTTTTGTGTATGATTCAACTACAGCAACTGGTGCTTCAGCAACTACTGGCAATTCTTCAGCCAATTCTTCTTCTTTGATTACTTCTTCAGATAATTTAACTTCTTCTTCAATAACTTCTTCAGCCATTGCTACTTCAGCTTCTTTATCTTTGATAGTAAAGGTACCATCTTCAGCAACAACATATATCTTGTCACCCATTACATATTCGCCAGCTGGCAACATTAATTTTTCTTCCATTTTTTGTTTTTTAAATTGTTTATTATTATTTATTTCTTCAGCTATTTTAAGTGCCAAATATCCTTCAATTGAAAAGCCAATCTTACCTTCTTCTACTATTTTATTATAAGCATCTTTATCAGTGAATTGCTGAACTACAAATGAAGTACCAATTGGCACATCAATATTGTATTCATCTTTTATCATTTTTATTTTTGTTTGTGAATCAACCAAGAATGCTTCAAGGATATAACTTTGTACTATATTTTCATTATCGTGCTCAATATTGAATATGTCTTTATTTTTATTTTTTGACATAAACTTTGAATGGATTCTTTCAATTTCTTCAATACTGAATGATACTTCGTATTCGAATCCACCCTCATCACATCTGTATATATCACCAGGAATCATTATTGGTCCAGCGATTCTATATTTAAGATTATCAGCAAATGCCAATAATTTTGGTTCTTGATTTGTAAATGCAAAACCCTTAACTTTGATTGCTGGTGTAGCAGTGTTTGCAATCATATCAATCCCCAACTCTTCACCATCAAAAGCATAATCATCATCAATGGTAATAGCGAATTTAGGTAGTATGCTCATATTAATTATTTTTTTAATTATTGTATTTATTATTTTATTTTATTATTTTACAATAATTATAAAAATAAAACTATGGTAACAATTAAATATAAAGAACAAGAATTTAAATTAAAATCAGATTTTGAAGAATTAACACTTACTGAATTTGAATTCATTTGTGCTATTTTATCACAAACAACAATAAATGATGCAAGCAAAATCATTCAAATAATCAAAGCATTAGGAATTCCAGATTATGTAATTGATGAAATGGATATAAACGATTATAACGCTATTGTAGCTGAATTAAATTATGATTCAACTCAAACTACTCTATTGAATAAATTTACTTATGACGGTATTGAATACATCAATAATGAAGATAAATTTAAACTAACTGTAAGAAACAATATGGAAATTGAAGAAGTTATATATAAAGACAATGTACACTATATGGCTGAAGTAATGGCAATCCTGTATTCAAATGATTCTGTTAGTTATGCACAACGTGTAACCATATTCAAACAAATGCCAGCAACCTATGTTGTACCTATTATATTTTATTTAGCCAAATTAAAAAATGTTCAATAATCTACCTAATAACTGGAATGAAATCGATTTAGCTACATACCAAGATATTGTAATTGAATTGAAAAAAGACCAACTTATATTTACTAAACAAATACAAATCCTTTCAATCATTTCTGGAATTGATATGGATGATAATATATGGGATGAATTAGAAATAAATGATGTAGTTAAATACTTACAACAAGTTGATTGGTTATTTAAAACACTTCCTTCAACTACAATCAGTATTAAAGATAAAAAGGTATTGAATATGGATACGATTACTCTAGGTGAATTTATTGATATTGAATATTACTTAAAGAATGAGTACGAATCCAATTTACATAAGATATTTGCTATATTGTTACGTAAGTATAAAGTAGATGAATGGGGTAATGAAATACAACAACCTTATACTGGAATGAATATTGAAAAGGAGAGTAATTTATTATTGAATGAGAGTATAAATAACATATATGGTTGTTTACCAATATATACACAATTCAGAGAAAACTTTTTAAATAGCTATAGAGACTTATTCAATCCAATAATTGAATTAACTGAAGAAGAAATAGAACAACAAACTGAAGAGGATATTGAAGATATAAAGATGGCTGATAGAATGGATGAATTCAGTTGGGAGTTTTTAATAAATAATATTGTGGATGGTGATATAACAAAATACGAGGAAGTATTAAATTTACCCCTCGTATTTATATTTAATCAAATCTTATTTAAAAAACTATTTAAAATTCAATAAGTCATCAAGACTTTCTTTTATATATTCAGCAACCAAATCACTTACTGGTTCACTACTCACAAAATCACTCCAGAATTTCCCCTTATCTAAATAGAGGATGTATTCTGGAGTTTTTAGTTTAATTGATAATGGATTATCACTGCAATTAAATTGTACGTTACGTAGCAAATTACCACTATCCACGTGGTTGCTTTGTTGTATTCTTTGTCTTAACAATTGAGTTAATCTATTATTTAATTCTGATAGTGTCATCTTAAAGTGTTATTGTTATAATTTGATTTGATATTTGTTGAATATTTAATTGTTCAGCAATTGCAGCATCATATTCTGTAAAGTCTTTTATTCCAACTAACCAACTCATAACTATTTCTTCTGTTAATTCTTCAATTGGTGTGAATGTTAAAGGATTAGGTTCTGGAACTTCTTGAGTACCATTTATTTTATAATCATTACCAGAATATTCCCAGTTTATTGACCTAACAACATTTGTTAATCCATCCAAAGATGGTACGATGTTAATTGAAAGAATGTTTAATGTATATACTATTTCCATATTGTTTTATTTTATTTTATTTTTAATTTTAATTTATTACTTGAAATTTAATTACTGTTTCTGCTGTTGGTGCTATATAATTTATTGTGAAAGAACCATTAGCTTCAACACTTGATGTTATTCTAGCAGTTGCATCATTTGTACCCATTTGACACATTACAATACTACCAGTAGTTACTAAGTTATTTGTTACTACAAGTGATGTTGTACCAGCAGCTGCATTTACCTTACCACTAATTTTATTAATAGTTTGTGCTCCAGTTGTACCAGGTGCAGTAATTGTGTTTGAGAATACTATTTTACCAGCTTCTACTTCAATTGCTCTAAAATTAGCTGCTGATGTTAATACTGGGTTTATTCTTAATCCTCTTGTTATTCCACTTGCACCACCAGTTTGGTTAATTGTACTTCCAAGAGTTAATATATCATAAGTTCCTGTACCATTTAATGGTGCGAATGTTTCCCTTATCATAGCAGTACCATTTGTTCCACTAGTTGTAGTTCTATTAATACTTGCTTGATTTGTAAGATAAATACCATAACCAATTGCTGAACCAACTGTGTTACCTAAATATACCCCAGTAGTACCTACTGCTTGAGTTCCAGTTGTTGGATTACAAACACCCATAGATGGTGTAATTGTAAGATTTGCACCAAAATAAACAAACCCATCTTTTGTAACAGTAAACCTTGGTGTATTACTAACTCTCAAATCCATAAGTCTAGCAAGAGTACCAGAAGCTGTATTGGTTACATTTAATGTTAATGCAACTGGTGCTCCAGTTGTATTCCAAGTTTGATTTAATGATAATAATGAACCAGCGTTATTTCCACCTACAGCTGTTAAAGTATCAGTAAGTATTACTTTACCATTAACAGATTCTATTGCTCTAAAATCTGCTGCTGCTGTTATAATTGGACTTATTAATAATCCTCTACTCACACCAGTGGCTCCAGTTGCTTGATTGATTGTTGGATTAAGTGTTAAGGTATCATATGTACCTGTACCACTTATTGGGTTAAATGTTTCCCTTATATTTACAAGACCACTTGCTCCAGCTGTTGCTGACCTAGT